ACATAGTTTTCACTCTTGCCACCGTGAATTACGACGCGCAGACAACTGCCGTCACGCTAGTCAATGCTCCAGTCATTACGACTTATCAGACACTAGATGGAAAAGCCTATAAGCACATTGATGATCAATGGACACTCAACATTGAGCTTCTTGCAGACTGGGGCGTTGCATCATCATTATTTGAAGCGATGTGGACTGCGTTCACTTCTGCTCCTAACACTGCACTTGCATTCACTTTGCTTACTGCAACTGGCGCATCATTCGCTGGCACTGCTTTCCCAGTAGCTCCAACTGCTGGCGGCACTGCTCCAGATGCTCAGACAGATTCTTGGTCAATGCTTTGCGCTTCAACACCAGTCTTAACAATCAGCTAATCCAAAGAGAAACGGGAGCACATAATGAGACTACCAATTACTATCGAATACACGTCAGGCGAGTTCGGCACTTACACTGCACAACCGCCAGAGTGGGCTAAATGGGAACAAAAGACAGGAAGCACAATTTCGCAAGCGCAGGAGAAGATCGGAATCTCTGATCTTCTCTTCCTTGCGTGGAATGCGATGAAGCGTGAAGCCGGTGGCAAGCCAATTAAAGGCTATGAAATCTGGTGTGAAACAGTGGCCGACGTGACAGTCGGTGACGTTCTCCCAAAAGTTACGCCGCCGGAAGCGTAAATCGGATACTCGTGGAGTTAGCAATAGCCACAGGAATACCGATGAGCGAATGGACGACGGCGGAGCAGATCTATACGGCCTTCGAGATACTGGAGAAACAGAATGAGCGACAACGTTGAGATTGCCTATGACAAGGCAGATCTTCGTCGCATCACTGCCGCATTCAAGGCGATGGATACAGAAGCTACTGATGCAGCCAAAAGAGAATCATCAGCTTTGGCTGAGTTCGCTCAAGGTAAGATTCAGCAAAAGGCGACCAGTCGAGGCGAGGCCGCCAATCGAATTGCCAGTGGCTCCCGTGTGTCTAAATCTTCCAAGATTGGCGAGCTGTCTTTCGGCTTCGTAAGTCAAAGATTTTCTGGCGGTGGAACAACTAGAGATCTCTGGGGCGGCACAGAGTTTGGATCTAACAAGTTCAAGCAATTCCCAGTCTGGTCAGGTAGTGGTATTCGGGGCGGATCTAAAGGCTGGTTTATTTATCCGACACTCCGCGAAATCCAGCCAGACTTGATTGCTAAGTGGGAAACTGCTTTCGACAGAATCTTAAGGGAGTGGTAAATGGCCGGACAATCGCGCACACTCAAGCTCTCGATTCTTGCTGATGTAGATCAACTTAAGAAATCGCTTAATGCAGCCAATACTGACGTCGATAGCTCTTCAACAAAGATGCTTGACTTTGGCAAAAAAGCAGGGCTGGCATTTGCCGCAGCAGGAGCTGCTGCTGGAGCTTATGCAATCAAAATTGGAATTGATGGAGTTAAGGCAGCGATTGAAGATGAAGCGTCACAAAATAAACTGGCTCTTGCTTTAGAAAATGCCACTGGTGCAACTAATGCACAAATTGCAGCGACTGAAGGATCCATTCTCAAGATGTCTTTGGCCACTGGTGTGGCAGACGACAAACTTCGTCCAGCGTTGCAGCGATTGGCAATCTCCACTGGAGACATAAGCAAGGCGCAAGATCTTCTTACTGTTGCCCTAGATGTGGCTACGGCAACTGGAAAGCCACTGGAGACTGTTGCCAATGCAATCGGTAAAGCCTACGACGGCAATACGGCAGCTCTAGGCAAATTAGGAATTGGACTATCCGCAGCAGAGCTTAAAACGATGTCATTTACAGACGTTCAGCAAAAATTGACAGATTTATTCGGTGGAGCTGCTGCTGCGAATGCAGAGACTTATGAAGGCAAAATTGCAATCTTAAAAGTAAGTTTCGATGAAGCGAAAGAAACTATCGGCACGGGCTTATTGCCAATGATTACGTCCTTGATTGATTACATCAACGACAATGTCCTTCCAGCATTCAATGCTTTCGCCTTAGGATTTAGTGGCAAAGGAAAACTCAAAGACGGAATGACTAGCACTGAAACGGCTGCATTCGGTTTCGGAGAAACAGTCAAAGGTCTTACAACCTCATTGACTAAAATGTTTGGCGTGTTTAATAGCGAAGCCAATACAGGTCAAAGCTCAGGATTAGGAAAGATGATTGGCTGGCTTAATACAATCATCGCAGCTTTGGATAAAGTTGTTAAGTTTGCTTCATTCACTTTAGGTTTATTAGGTGTAATTACTGATCCAAGTAAATGGGGCTTGTCTGCTTCTGAGACGCGTAGTCTCATAGAATCAAAAATTAGCGGACAATCATTCGCCACGACAGGCGCGCCAGGTGCAATTCGCGGTGGTGGCTCGTCAGTGCCAGCAATCGTCGTTCCTTCTATGGGCGGAGGAGGCGGCGGTGGTGGTGGTGGAGGCGGAGGAGGAATTGCATCAGCAGCAGCCGGCGCAATCAAGGTCGCAGCAGCAGCAGGTGGAGGTTTTACCGATTCACAGAATGCAGCCCGTCTAGCTGCTATGGGCGCTGGCGGATTTACAGATTCTCAGAACGCTGCTCGGATCAATGTGACAGTCAATGGCGCAATCGATGCCGAAGGCACTGCACGCACAATCGTCAAAGTTCTGAATGACTCGTTCTATCGTGGCACTGGCGGAGCCGGCGCACTTCAGGCAATCTAATGACTCAATGGGCTCCAGTCTGGCGCGTTGAAATCGCCGGCGTTGATGTGACCGATTCGGTGTTGGCCAATCTGACCATCACGTCGGGGCGCACAAATATCTACGAACAAGCTCAAGCCGGCTATTGCTCAATCAATCTCATTATCTTCAATCAAGCTGCATTACCTTACGAAATTAACGACACCATCTCGATTGAAGTGCAAGACACATCAGCCGTCTATGTGCCAATCTTTGGCGGCTCAATCGTGGACATCTCTGTGAGCGTGTCTCAGGTAGGTTCAACGGCTTACACTCAGGAAGTCACCATCACGGCTCTAGGAGCCCTTGCAAGGCTTCAGAAGGCTCTCACAAATGGCGTCTTGTCTCATGACTTTGATGGCGACCAGATTGAGACAATCTTGCGCGAAGTGTTATTGGCTCAATGGCAACAGGTTCCAGCCGCGCTTCAATGGAGTACTTATGATCCGACGACGACATGGGCGAATGCTGGTAATAATGGAATTGGCGAGATTGATACTCCTGGCAATTATGAGCTGGCGCAACGCTCATCAGATCGCATTATTATTTACGACTTAGTCGCTGCGCTCGCTAGTAGCGGTTTAGGTTATTTATACGAGGACGCTTCTGGCCTTATCTCCTATGCAGATTCGACACATCGAACGAATTACCTTGCAGCTAACGGATACACGGATCTCACTGCCAATCACGCGCTAGGGCAAGGCATAACCATAAAGACAAGGGCAGGCGATGTCAGAAATGACATCACCATTAGGTACGGCCAAAACTCATCTAATCAGGTCAGCGACACAGATCCAGCATCGATTGCACTTTATGGCGATTTATCACAAATCTTTACAACAACCTTGCGACATTCGCATGATGCCGTAGATCAGGCCGCGTTCTATCTTGCACTGCGAGCTTATCCTCAGCCAATCTTTGATTCCATCACTTACGCCTTGACCAATCCAGAGCTAGACAACGCCGATCGCGACGACTTGATAAATATCTTCATGGGTCAGCCAATAGCACTCAATGACCTTCCGCCGAATATGTCGTCTGGAACCTTTCAAGGCTTTGTCGAAGGCTGGACTTTCAGAGCTTCCTACAATCAGCTTGACATCACTCTTCTAATGTCTCCACTGGCATATTCACTGCAAGCCATGCGTTGGAACGATGTGCCAATAAACGAGCGCTGGAATACCGTGTCGCCGACTTTAGAGTGGCAATATGCCACAATAGTCTCATAACGAAAGGAAACACTTATGGCAAATCCAACGACGAATTATGGTTTTGTTCTTCCGACGGCGACAGATTTGGTTACGGATCTTCCAGCCGATTTCGATGTCGCACTCCAGGGCGTCGATACCAGATTAAAAGCTTTGCAGCCAGGCACAACACTTGGCGATCTTGTTTATTCATCAGCGACGGCGAACACTAACACTCGTTTAGGCATTGGCACAACTGGTCAAGTTTTAGCAGTTTCAGGCGGTGTGCCAGCATGGACAACACCAGCAGGCGGTGGCAAAGTCTTGCAGGTAGTTTATGCAGAAAGTTCAAGCGATGTCAGCATAAGCACTACTACACCAACTGATTCAGGAAATAGTGCAACCATTACGCCAACCTCGGCAACATCAAAGATTTTAGTTTTAACAACGCAAATCCACGAATTAAAAACAACAACAACGAGCACAAGCATTTTTGGTGGTTTGAGACTTGTTCGAGGAACAACTTCTCTGCAAGCGACAAATCAAGATGGAGCATTTCAATTAAACTCATTTTCCAGCGGCAGTTACACAATGCGTACTTGCACAGTTCTTAACTATCTTGATTCGCCTGCAACAACATCAGCAACCACTTACAAAACACAGGCATTTTGTGACCCGACTTACACAATTAGATTTGGTTTCGACAATGCTTGGTCATCAATTACTCTCATGGAAATAGGTGCATAATGGCAACAGGTGCAGATGTTTTAGAAATGTTAATGCCAACAGGTGGATATTCTATTACTGGAAATGACTATGAAGGCATTCAATTCAATGAAGCTAAGTCAATAACTAAGGCACAATTTGAAGCTGGATTTGCTAAATATGATGCGTGGAAGGCTGACCAAGATGCTCAGGCAGTAGCAAAGAAAACAGCAGCACAGGCAAAACTTGCTGCACTTGGTTTGACTGCTGATGACTTAAAGGCGCTTGGACTCTGATGTATCCGGAAGGCACGGCTGCACGAATCATTGAAGTCGCACTAGCTGAAGTCGGCACTGTGGAGACTGGCGAGAATCTGACAAAGTACGGCAAGTTCACAAAGGCCGACGGATTGCCATGGTGCGGATCATTCTGCAACTGGGTCTTTCACACTGCCAACGTCAAGATTCCGTCAATGGTTTCAACGGCTGCTGGAGCTCATAAGATGAAAGAGCTTGGACGCTGGATTGAAGATAAGCCGCAGCTTGGAGATCTATGCTTCATGGACTTTCCACACGATGGCATTGA